AAATTCTACTTTCTCTTCCATAAGAATAGTAGCAATGCGAGCAGTAAACTCAGCAATGTCAACTTTTTCAATATGAAAACCTTGACATCTGGAATGGATAGCAGGGATAATTCTGTTAGGATAGTTACAAGTAAGTACAAATCTAGCAGTAGTATGATATTCTTCCATAACACCACGTAATGCCGCTTGTGCGTTTGGACTCAAGTAATCAGCTTCATCTAGTAGCACTACTTTAAAGTCACCGAACGGAATCATCTGTACAAAGTTTACAATCTTGTAGCGGATGTCGTCTACAGAGTTAGTACGTGAGCCGTTAATTTCTAAAATATCAAGATCGTTAATATCAAGTTCTTTAAACAATATCTTGGCTAAGGTTGTCTTGCCAATGCCAGCATTACCGCTAAACAGCAAGTGCGGAATGGTCTTTTGTTTGATCCATGCTTCTACTTGAGTCTTTTGATGATTGTCACGGAACACGTATCCGTCGACGGTGCTTGGGCGATATTTTTCTGTCCATAAATCGTTCATTGTGGGGCCTTGTATATTTTTGTTAATTCAAATTCAGAATGTAATGCAGTAATAATTTTTTGAACTGTACAATCTACTACAGTTTTATCGTATGTAGTATATGCACAATGTTGTGTAGGGGCTTTTTCAATTATGTCTATTGCCTCACGTAGTAATAGTTCAGCGAACTTTTTACACTCTGACATATCCCAGTGTCCAATACCAAACATATCCTTTTCGTATCCAGCCTCAATAGCAAGTTCTTTAATTCGTTCGTTCATATATTTTCTCTTGATTGTAATATTTTTTTTGTTTTATAATAGCTATTAGCAAACGCCCATGGAAATAATCTAAAACTGTTAGACTGTTCTCTAGTCATTTCAATAAACTCTAATTCAATGTTAACTGGTTCCAAAGGGATTAAATGTACCATAGGAGTTCCAGCAGGAATTTCTAATTCCCCTATACGTTGCACCGGCGGCAAGAACATATTTAAGTGTGTAGTATGTTGATATTTGAATTCTAATACACCTGGCGGTAACGCCCAATCTTCTAAATTAGGTTTGTTCCAAGATGCCTCAACTACTAAAAATGGAACTTCTCGCTTAGTTTGTAGGTTCCACGGACTCATTAGTTTAACGTTGGTCCAATTTTTAAATGCAAAGTTAAACTGTTCACCGGGGTGTGATGTTTGATTTTCCGGATTAGCACCGCCTGGAACCTGTACCTCAATTAATCTGTTGTTAGTCCAGGTAATTTTATGATCTTGCCAAAGCGGGATAGTTATTCCGCGTTTAAAAAAATCAATAAATCCCGGACATGTTCGCATTGTCGGGATATCTTCAGAGTTGCCAAATTTAACTGTTCTCGATAATTTTTGCCACCAGTCTGGAATGCTTTCTTTAGCATGTACAATTGGAAACAATTTAATAAGCTGGTAATTTAAATTAAAACATTCTATTTTTAATGTAGGACTTTTCTTCCAAAACATTATACCAACTCCTCAACTACCCCAAGGATTTCGGCCAAGATGAACAAAATACCTGCAGTAAACAAGTCACCACGTAGTAATCTGACACCTGCACCAATCCGCAATGCACTCTTTACAAGACTAACATAAAAATGTCCCTTGCTAGTATCTTTAGGTTGCACATTAATTAATGATGGATGATGCGGGCAGCGACCTTGATTATATTCACAATCTGCACTATATTCTTTGTTACATGTTTCACATTTCATTTTTTTCCTTTTAGCATCAACTACATGTTGAGCAAGAGAATTGTATTTTCATAGTACTATTATACATAAAAAGTAAGGAAAGGTCAAGATTATTTGGTAAGTTATGTTTAACAATTAAATATCAGTGTTCGGAGTCTTTATGAAAATTGCAATATTCGGTGATAGTTTTGCACACACTAACCCTCTTTCAAAATTGAAAGATAAGGCATGGTATAACTTATTAAAATCTCAAGGTCATAGTGTAACATTATTTTCCAGTACAGGATCAAGTCTTTGGTATAGCTACGATAAATTTATTAAAAATCATGCTGTGTTTGATCGATGTATAATAATGGTTACTAATTGGGGTAGATTTCATTTGCCCCAATTGAAACAGCCATTCTGGCCTGGAGTTAGTCAAATTGAGGAATTTTTAAAGGTTTGCGAATTTCCAGAGTACGATAGGAATGTGTTACTCTCAACATACAATTGGGCCATTTATGCAAGGAACGATGATCAAGAAATTGCATATCATCAACTGATGTTACAAGATATTGTATTAAAGCGACCCGATACATTAATTATTCCTTGCTTTGATTATGATCTAAGTAGAGTACCCACCGGAGAAAATTGTACATTATTTGATGTTAGCATGATTGATATTTTATATTATCGTATAGATTGGCAGGATGATAAGGGTATATGGCGCCGGCGCCCTCTTCGTAAAGGCGGCCTAGAACTTAGAGCATGTCACATGAATGATGCTAATAATAAAATACTTGCAGATAAAATAGAAAACTGGTTGTTAACCAATCAGTTCTATATGAAAAAAGAAGATTTTGTACAGCCAATTGAATCAGTTGACTATTACTTTGAATTAGACTTTACTGAAAAAACCTAATTACTTTGGAGTCATCCAAACCCATCCGCCATCCACTGCGGGTCTAAAATGCCCTTGGCGCCAGTAATTCTTTCTTGTTATTTCTAAGTAATATAAGTCTACTGGAAATCTAGTACTATGAAAATGTCTATTAACTTTAAGGTTATTTTTAGTAATCATGTCATCAAATGTAGACAAGCCAGATCCCCAGCTATTTTCTATTAAAAGTATTCTGCCATTATCGGTTAAGAAATCCCCAACATTGTTAAAAAAATCTTCATGAATTTTCCAATCAGTGTCTTTATATCTTCTAGGATCAGTATATGCATCGTGATACGGATCAACATTAAAATGTGGAGGGTTTGCTACAATTAGATCAAATTTTAAATTTTTATCAACTGATTTAAAATTATCTGATAAAATAAATTTCACAGTATCTTCACAATTATTTTTTTTAATAGTAAGATCTATTAAATCCTTACACGGGGCATGTCTATCGAGCAGCGTTAAATTTGTACATAACTCGGCACTTAACACCGAAAACCCGATAACTCCTGCACCAGAACACCATTCTAAACAATTAGTAGCAGGTGTGCCACCTAATACAAGCCCGACTGCGTCGCAGATATCTTCAGCTATTAGTACGCCACCGCCGTCGAGTTCGTCGGTAAAACAAATGATTTTATTATTAAGTTTATATTCTTGAATTTTCATAAATTTTATTTTAAAAAGAAAGGGTTTATCCAAACCCTTTGAGTTATTTGGACAAATACTGTCCTAACTCCGGGGGCATCCACCCTACGGGTTTCAATACCTTACCGTCTTCTCGTTTACGAACCTTGCCGGTCTCTGAATCAATCTTGGCAAAGTTAGTTTTCATAACTTCTTTCCATGCACCCTCGGCATCTGCACCCATACTGTGGATAGTGCCAATAGTAACAACTAGGATATCAATTAGTGCATCAAGTGCTTCGACATTGTCATTCATGTCACAGGCATGCTTGTATTCTTTATATTCTTCTTCAATAAGTTTTGAGTACAGCGCAAACTGATTTAGATTGATCTCTCCTACTGTTTGATCGCAGGCTCGCATAAATTTTTCTTGATCTCTAAAAGGATTTGTCATTTTATTTCTCTTTGTTTATAATTTGAGCAAGATAATTAGCCCACGCATTTAATGCTACAGGATCCCAGTGATATTGCCCCACTCCGCTGCCAACAGTATTGGCACCCCATTTAGTAGTTAACCATTCAAATTGAGTTAAATTACACAAGTAATTATCATCGTTAAATACCGCGTCCCATAATTCAGGAGTTTGTTGTCGATTAGCATCAACACATAGCATGAAATCTTCTTTTGGTTTGTAAGGTGTAGATATTGAGTTAAAAAACAAGTATGGAATATTAGCATGTTTTAAAAAATTTACTAGTCCCCAATAGGTCCACGCAAATCTATTCATATGACTATCTATGCTCTGGCTTATCCATCCCTTGTACGCATGTTGCACATCGGATCGGTTTAAATAATTACCTAATGTTCCATTTGTAGCATGTTCATTAAATCCAGCGTTAAAATAAAATATATCATCATCGGTTATAAACTCTTCTCTGGTGAATTCAGTCCAACCTATGACAACTAGTATATCAGCCGGATTACGATGACTAAGCTCACGTAATAATATAGATTGAGTATTAACAGCAATACTCCAATTACTTTGACCAGGCCTGCTAAGATTTATTCCATTTGTGTTAAGAATGTTACATAACTGCTTTGGCCAAGCATGATTCCAATCTTCTGGTGATTGCTGCTCCGGCCTAGTGCATTCAAATCCACTGGCCATGCTACATCCGTTAGCAACAATAAACTTGTTGCAGTCATTGACTTTGACGATCATTATAGATTATTAAACAATACATCCTCGGGTGGAGTATCGGATGATAACAGAATATCCTTATTATCAACTAATCGAATAATGATTTCAGTTCCAGTCTCGTCTTCTATAGTAACACCTCGAGACCAACGTCCGTGATCTACATAAATCCATTCGCCAACTTTAACATCTTTTTGCTCAGGACCAACTGCAAATACACAACCCCATCGTGGCTTAATACCAGACGACTTTCCGTTACCTGATAATACTACAATACCTGATTGAGTTGTTTCGTCACCAAACTCCATATCTGAAATTAGTACACGATCTCGGATAGGGTTAATCTTACCACGTACTACATTGAGACTCATTTCTCCTCCGAGTCAAAGTCTTCAAATTTTGAATCTGGTGCATTGTTTACTGGAGCAGTTGGTGCAACAGTTTTAGCTGGTCTCGCTGCCTTAGTAGGCACTGCGTCAGCATGAGTATGATATTCAGTCATTACATCTTCACGCTTTTTGATGATTTTGCCCCCGGGTCCTAATTCGTCGCCACGAGCATTAACTTTAACATTACCCACTGCTAACGTCATTTCATTTTTAATACGTAATTTGTCAAGGTCAATTTCTTTGCCTTGCATTGTTCTATAAACACTATTTGCCATTGTTATCTCCTAACATTATATAAGTACTTATCTCAAGAATTCATGCCAGTCTAAATTATATTTCATGCTGTCAATTCTATGAACACCAATTAAGTATAACACATAACTGGCTACGCTACTGCCTCGTCCGACGCCCCATACTACATTATTGGCTCTAAGCGTATCTACTAGATATTTTAAATAAAACAGCAAATCCATCATTCCGTGCTGTATAAATGCTTCTAGTTCTTCACTTACTCTATTAGTTTGTTCTTCGGTAGAGCACATTCCGTAGAGCATTTCTACTAAATTTGGACAGTAATCACCGGGCATGTTCCAGATACGTTGGCATGACTTATCATACTCTGTTATCTGAAAGTGAGTTTCGTACGGCTCTATAAATTTAAAGCCAAGTTGATTTTCTATTTCCCGTATAGATTGACTGCGTTCTTCGACTAGCATAGTGTCGCTTACAGTAAATTGGTGCCCACGATACAAAGCATCAAATAAATCTTGTTCGTTAAAAACGGGATTACTATATTTGTCTGTGCGCATACAGACATTTTACTTGACATTGATCAGTTTGTCAAGTCCTTTATCTCTATTTTGGTATTGTTGCTGCCAGACTTTTGCCCGTCTACTTCGTAGTTCTTCGTTGTACAATTCTAAAAACATAGATATTTGATTTTGCAAAGCAGGGTTGCTACTTTGCCAATATTTTTTCCCAAGCTCAGACACACGAGATTCAATCTCGGCATCTTTTAATTGTGAAAAGTCTTCAGCTAATGGATGCATTAGGCAAACTCACCAATATATCTAATGTACATTTTACTGCCGTTACCATAGTCATATTTCCATGCTTCGACAATGACTGTTTTTCCAGCCGGAACTATAATTGCATGACTGGTAAATTTACCACTGTCATCGTCTGACACAGTGGCCAATGCATTGGTTGCAAATGTAATAGTGTGCGGAGCACCTTCATTATTTTCTAAATGTATCCGCACTTTGGCAAATCGATTGTCTAATATTGGCCAGTTGGTTAGTTCTAAGGTAGCACTATCTCCAATAGTGATCCTATGGTATTCACCGTTTGACACTTGAACAGTGGTGGTGCCCGACTCTACACTAATTATTGTAGCAACTGCGCCGTATAGTTTATTAGTCACAGCGTTCTGGATAATACTTCCAGCAAAGTCGTTTGAGGCATTTAACTTGGCCGTGTTTAGTTGTAGATCTGTTATCTCAGTTGCTGCTTGAGCCAGTCCAGTTTTAGTAATTTGGAAATTATCTCTAAATCCTTGACTGTTATTGTCTTGGCCTGCCACTGGAAAAGCAGCGTCTATGGTTGATGATACTATTGCACTTGTCATGTTATTATGGTCCTGTCGTTTCTAAATACGATGTATTTATCAGTGGTATCACCGGTCACAGAATCTATTATGTACCGATCAATCACATAGTCAATTTTATTAAAGCTAAAGTCCGGTGTTGTTTTTAGATAGTTCTTAATATTAAGCATGATATCATCTCCGCGTCCAACTTTACAGAAACACAAGGGAATAGCACTAACAAATCCTAATTCTTGCACACTACCGTCTTGGATAGTACGCATCCATAACGGCAGGTAATTTCGATCATGTAATCCTAACTGTTCAATTCGTCTGCGCCATAATGAAATGCTTGCCGGCTGTCGAAATTCTCCGTCTGGGTATACATCACTGCGGTCCGCAGTAACTGAATAAGGTTGCGGCCTTCCCCAAAATCGTGTGGGTGTATCAAATGGTCCGTTGAAATAAATGTTTGTTTGATCCACAGTAGTTAGTATTGGATCTATAGGACCTGCCTCTGCTAAATCCAACGTCTTATTACCTATTTCAAGCGGGTCAATAACATCAAGATAAATTACTTCATATAACAGGTTGTTAGTGCCCGTAACCTTTGCTTGTGCTTTTTTAACATCACCAATTTTAAACCGTTTCTTACGGTGATTTTGCCCAACTACTGAAACGACCTGCGCCGCTGTTTTAGTTTCAATCCCGGAATACACAATCATTTTTAAATCATTTTGAATTCCAAAATTACTGTCACCGGGTCTATAAATTGCAGTAGCATCAAAAATATTACTATTTCTAATAAAGTTTTTAAACAACTCTCGCTGATCCAACTTAAGATATGGTTTTGCAGTTATATTACTGTATAACCTATTATTAGGAGTAGTAATAGTTAGACTGAATGTTCTTGATATTGCACTGTACCCTAAAATATCTCGAGCTTCTACTGTAAAGGAGTAAACTCGATCAACGGTAGTAGTACCTGCATCTAAACTAAAATTACTGGCATCAAACGTAATCAGACCTTGATCACCATTTAAATTAAATTGCGAAACTTTTCCAGTTATTTCACCATCTAACTCAAGGATTAATCCTGGAGGCAATGTTCCCGATGTTTTTACATATAGGATAACAGATTCTGTAATTGTGCTTGATGCGGTAACTGATAGCATACTGATTAAATTAGCTTCGATATTGCCCAAGTTAGACCCGGTAACCCACCCCATTACACTTTCAACTTCACCCAATACTTGTACAGTAAATGTACGTTTACTTGTAGCAGTTTCTGCACGATCACTTAGTCTCATTGCAGTCACAGTAAAATGGTAAGTTTTAGTAATTGCTGGTTGGTAAGGAACAACACCAAATATTTCAGCAGTCCCTTGATCAAATTGCATACCTGGAGGTAGTATACTAACTGTAGAATCCGGATTAGTTGCGTCCAATGAGTATACTATAGGACCTAAATCTAAATCTTCATAAGTGTCTAATCTTATAGTTTGATAATTGTTTGCCCTACGTACTCCAAGGTTAGCAGGAGTAACCCATATCGGCGCCCTTACATAAGTTGCATCAACCATGAATGATCCCGAACCAGCAGTGGTAACAGTATTGTCTGCTCTAAAGTAATCATCTCCAACTACATAAATTTTAAACTTTCTTTTTACTTCAGTATCACCGTCGGTAATAGTTACTATAAACTCGTAGTTACGATTTAATTTCTTTGGGCTAAGACTCGGTGTACTGTAGTCAAAGATTGCAGTATCGTAAATGTAACTATCATAACCGTTAGACGATCTATATCCAAAGTCAAATGCTACAGCATCATAAACTGTAGTATCAAAAAATCCATTCCCCGCAGTTTCCGGAATAACCAATGCAGGTTGTACCCATCCTACAATTCTCCCAGAATCAGTCAACACTAATCCCGGAGGAAGAGTTCCTTCCTTGCTTGCAATGAAATACTTTAATCTTTGTCCGGCAGCAGTATCCGGATCTGTTGCAAGTAATTGAAAATCAATGTATGAACTATCAAGTATATAATAAACATTATTAGGGCCAACAGGTAGCGATCCAGCGGCAGTTTGCCACACTGGTTGATCAGCACCATCAACTGTAATTGCAAACGTTCTATCTGAAATTTCATTATTATACGATGCACGTACTACAAATTTAAATTCAGTTGAACGTGGCACTTCAAATGCCGATCCAATAATAGCATCATCTACTATTCTAAGACCTGGGGGAAGTTTTCCCGAAATTACAGAGTATGTGGCAGTACCAACAACTGGCAGTAGTTGATTTATTGAGGTTCTTTCTTGTATAGTACCAAAACTATATCCAGAATGTTCAGTCCATACGCTTAGTGGCATAATTATGACCAAGTTGCAAGAGTAGCTCTAACCCAAGTGGCAGGTGCTATGCAAACATAAATGTGAGTAGCATCAAACGCAATCTGCCCAGTCATTCCTGCAGAAGTTGCAGAGGCCGGAGCAGCACTAGCCAGCGGGGCTGACCAAGATAATACACCACTAACACCTGCAGTTAATACTTCACCGGCAATGCCAGTAGTGCTAGGTAATGTCCATGTTATGTTAGATCCTACTGACGCAGGAGCCTGAAATGCAACATAGTTTGAACTGTCAGCATCTGCAAATCTTAAATCGCCTTGTGCATTAATTTGTAGATCTCCAGCAACGTTAACAGTAGTAGCAGTTAATGTTAGTGTTGACCCTGACAAATTTTGTATAGAGTTAACTTTCCATATACCAGCTGATGATAATTCTGCACGAATAGCTAGTGTAGACCCATTGTCTGTACCAAAACTAACCTTAGTAGGTATGTGTCCGGTTGTTGGTACTCCTTCTACAGTTGCGCTGATCGCAGCACCTGCTGCCCGCCCTGTACCGTCCCACCCAATAAATGCAATATCAGCAATATCATCACCGTTTACTACTACAGTAGGAACTGTGCCAGTTCCTCGTGATCTATAAAAATTAAAGTTTACAGAATCTGCAGTTTCGTGGTGTTGTGCAAATGTAAATCCTTGTCCGGTTGCTCCTGAATAAGAATTTCTAGTAAGGTAAAGGTTACCATTTACTAGACTAGTATTGTTACCTATACTTAGTAGAGTTGTTGGAGTTATATTTAACTCACCAGTTTTTATAATGTTACCAGTTATAGCAATGTTTGCATTTACGAGAACCTCTCCAGTGCCGGCTGGGTCTAAATCAATGTTCCCATTTCCGGTACTAACAATTTTTTTACCATTAACATCTAAATCACCACCTAATTGCGGACTTGTATCGTTAACAACGTCAGTTAGCCCACTGCCGCTTATAAGATTTCCACCGGCAGTGCTTCCATCACCTACGTATAATTTATGTTGGTCAGTGGTATATAGTAATTCGCCAGCAGCAGGAGTAACCGCTGCTCTATCTGTTGCTAAGCCTCTTCTAATCTGTAATGCCATTGTATTCTCCTAACCTTTATAAAAATGTTCCTAAATCTAGTGTAAAGCCTGCCGGTATAGTAAACGTACCAAAATCCAAACTACCCCCAGCACCACTAGTTGCAGATGATGTAATAGTAACATCACCGAGGCCGTTTGTGGGACTAATTGAAATGTTTGTTCCCGCAATAATTTTAGTTACGCCGCCAGCAACAATAGTGCCTGGCTTCCATTGACTTGTACCAGTATTCCAAACAAGTGTTTGTCCATTAGTTGGTGCAACAGATACAGTATCTACATCGGCTAACACATTGATACTTGATGAAGTATACACTCCATTGGTCACAGTACCAGCATTGCCACTTATATTACCACTTACTTTGCTACCAGCTAAACTAGTAATCCATGTAGGATTTGCATACGATCCATTTATGTATACCCCATTGGTAACAGTACCAGCATTACCATCTGCATTACCACTTATACTTCCAGTTATTTTATTGCTAAATGTCTTATTGCCAGTAATAGTTTGATCACTTGTGGTATATACCCCATTAGTAACAGTATCAGCATTACCAGTTACGTTACCAATTACTGCGCCAGTATGTATTCCAGTAGTATTACCAGTTACGTTACCAATTACTGCGCCAGTATGTATTCCAGTTACGTTACCAATTACTGCGCCAGTATGTATTCCAGTAGTATTACCAGTTACGTTACCCGCAACATCACCAGTATGAAATCCTGTTGTGTCACCTAACACATCACCAGTTACGTTACCAACTACTGAGCCAGTATGTAGTCCGATGGTATCACCTAACACATCACCAGTTACGTTACCAATTACTGCGCCAGTATGTATTCCAGTTACGTTACCAATTACTGCGCCAGTATGTATTCCAGTAGTATTACCAGTTAGATTGCCAGTATAGCTTTCCGAGCTTAGTGTAATAGTATTTGCATCGGTTCTAGTAACTGTTATGTTTGTGCTGGATGCAAATTTAATGCTATCTACAGATAAATCTGTACCGTTTAAACTTATGCTAGCACCACCAGTTACCGTTTCAGCAGCTACATCGTAAGTTACAAATCCGTCTACTGGACTTGCATCAATCCAAGCAGTGCCGTACTTAATGTACATTCTACCTTCTACCGTGCTCCACCATAATTCACCTTCTTCAACACCTGAAATAGGTGGATTTGCTCCTACGTTGGCACCATATACTGTGCTGGCTAATTCTAAAATATTAGCATTTACTTTTTCAAAAGCCGTACGGAGGTCGTCTCCTGTTCCGGAATTTGCATAAGTTCCTAAATTAATCTGTTGTATGGCCATAGTTCGCTCTCATATACTATATTTAGCTGGTTCGAACTTTTGCTAAACCCAGCAGACTTAATATGCGTATATAAAACCAGCCTATGTCAAATTCCCAGGGCTTACGACTAAACTTGGGACTTGCTGGATCTAAATGATGATTGTTGTGCAATTCTTCACCACCAACAACTATGCCCCAAGGACTAATATTGCGACTATGATCTTTAGTCTCGCCATTGCGATATCCCCACCAGTGGCCCATGCCGTTGATAAAACCAGCAGCCCAAAACGGAATCCAAATCATTTGAACACCCCACACTATGAATCCCCATGGCCCAAATAACACGAGGTCTATGACCAACATTACAAGAATGCCCAGGCGATGGTGGGGTGTATAAAGTTTACGTTCGATCCAGTCTTTGGGAGTGCCCATGCCGTATTTCATAACCATGGCCGCATCGCTGCCAGCACGATTGTAATACTTGACTCCACCAAACACCAAATTCCAAATGCCGTATACGTGTGGGCTGTGTGGATCACCTTCTACGTCTGTGTTTTGATGATGCTTGCGATGTATGGCTACCCATTGCTTGGTGGTCATGCCAGTTGTGAGCCATAACCAGGCTCGCATGAAGTGTGCCAACGCAGGATGGAACTCAACACCTCTATGACTTTGACAGCGATGTAGGTACAAGGTAACTGACACTATAGTCAAGTGCGTCATTAACAGTGTGATTAAGATTATAGTCATAGGTTAAGTAGTAGTCCATGATCCGCCAACTGCTTGCCAAGCACCGTCTGTAAAGATCAATGTATCTATGTCAATACTGCTTTCATTATAAGTGAATGGCAAGTGGTCAACAGATGTATACAAGATTCCGTCATATCGACCATTTGCTACGGTTACTGTAACATTAACACCTGTTCCAGTCTGTTTAACCAAACACATGGTCTGTCCTTCCACACCGTCGGCCAGTGTGTAGAAACCGTCTGTGAGTTTGTTGATGGACTTGGTTAGATCTATGGCAGTAGCTGCTTGAACAACATCCGCAACTGATATATTTGAGGTGCTTCCAGATGCTCCGCCCAGGTCACCAGTATCTAATGTTCC